CATACATATATTAAAATATAATTTTGTGAATCATATCTATTAATAGTATTAGATTAAAATATATGATATGTTTCATTTTTATAAAAAAATAAAAAATGAAATATATCCAATTCTGATAGCCTCCATAATATATTTAATCAATTATTTTGCATATATAAATCACTATCCAATATAACTTCTAACTAAAAATCTTTAATAATGGTATAGAATGGAGATAAAAAAAATACCAGCTGGTACACGTATATATGTAACCAAAAAAAAACAGTATACATTATATATTCAACCTGATAAAACATTAACGAATGATAGCCTGTATGTGGCATACGACGTTAGGATTGATGGTTGTACAATTATTCCGAAAGGAACTCGTGTAACCGGAGATTGGGTTACCGAATCATGTCCCACGATAGGTGCACAATTACAAATAAAACATGTTTACTTACAAGGTTCGGGCCAACAATTTTTAGCGGATTCAGATGTTATTGAAGCAATGACCGACTTTAATCATGATGAAATTGGTGGCGCATCTTTTTTGTACAAACAAAAACAGTATCAATCCATTTCTAATATCACCCGCAGAATAGCTAAAATGGGATGTTGTATTAAAACATTATTTGATAATAATCGTGATACCATTTATCTAGAAATAATAACAAAAGAAATTCCAATTACTGTCACAACAGATTTTGTGGCATTTCCATTATAAAAAATCAAAAGGCTTTTTTTTGTGGCAAACTATAACAATCATGGTATAAATAATTCATTGAAAAAAAATTGAAAATCAATTGCATTCAGTATTAAAAATATAATAGTATCTAATATTAGATAAGAACCATGTATTTTATAAACAAAATTACCTTGGATAATGGGGACAAATTCGTGTCTTCGGAGATTGTTAATCATACATTTAAGACTATTGGAGCCGGATTGGACCTTTTAGAATATTGTGCTATTGAACATATTAAAGAAGAAGGGGGGAAACAAATGAGTGATAATTCTAAAATTATCGATGTTTATGATTTGAAACAGGTTAATGAACCGGTAGTAGATTGTATCTTAATTTATCGAACTGCAAATCATCCGCATTCATTGAATATTTACCAAAGAAAAACTATTGTAACAACAATTAATGGTTATGTTTGGGGATCATCTAATACTACAATGCCGACATTTAAAAGAACACATATTTTCGAATTGGAACAATACAATAAATTGGGTTCATCAAGTGTACACAATAATTATTCTGTTTCTAATTCCGAATGTGAAAATGAACATTTTGTTCCGATGGTTCCGATTGGACCAGCCAGAGTGATGGTACCGAAACCATTAACAGTCGCACCAATGTGTGATCTTCTTAATGAACTCAAAAAATGCGCCAGATTTAAAGATCGCTTCAAAGAAGTAAATTCTTACATTACAAGCTCTCCTAAATCGGTTAGAAAAATACAAACACCAGATTTTAGTTTGGATGGCAACCGTAAAAAAATAGTGGAAAAAATCACAGTTGATTCCTCAGCAGTATTGAATACCGAAATTTCCTCCCAAATTGTCGAGCCAACAATTATTTCTGATGAAGATTTGAAAGAATTATCCGAACTTGATCTTCCACCATTGGAAGACGAATCAGAAGGTTTTATGATGGAGGAAGTTAATTAAAATAATTAATACAAGTGAAAAAATTTGAAATTAAAATTTAAATCGAATTTAAATTTTAATTCTAAATGATAATATCATAAACAATGGAATTATCAAAACGACAACGCAAATTATTGATTAGATCCGAGTATAAAAAAGAAAAAAAAAATCAAAAAATGTTAGAAATCCAAGCCAAAAAGATTCCAGCTATTGATTATAATAACAATAATATTGATGGTTGTGGAATTGTTTTAATAAAAATAATAAATGAAAAAAGATATATCCTATTAAAATATTGCAATAACATATATTACGTCCCAAAAGGTAACAGACGAATCGGTGAAAGTGTAAAAGAAGGCGCAATCAGAGAATTGACTCGTTATACCAATATTTGCCCAGAAAAATATAGTATTATTTCGGGAGAGCCACTAACAATAGTTTATCAACCATACTATCATGATACTGGTTATAAATATCGTGGACATTCTGTCAAGAAACACATGCATTATTTTTTTGCAATTGTTAAAGATGAAATAGATCCAACCGTTTTCCCCGAAGGACAGGTAGCCGATAATGAATTCGGTTCATATGAATGGATATGTATCAATACAATTAATAGTGATGTTAGGAATGGGAATCATTATGAAGAAAATATGGATCACATACTGAACCATATGCAAAATATTAATATCGTTTGTGATAACCAGACGGAATAAAATAATGATTTGGTATATTAATAATAACTGATAAATATATTGTTAGTATCGCACCATATCCAATAGTTACAATACAACTCAATAGAGGAGCAAAAATAGCATATACAATAATAATATTTATTACAATTGCATATGAAGCAACATACCACAAAAGAAATGATATCAATGGTAAATAATATATTATTTTGATATTTGGTGCATTTGCAACTGTTTGTATTTTGATAAGTACATCGCTCAAATGACATATTATTAGAGAAAAAATAAACATTAGTAAAAAATAAATATTATTAACATGTCCCAAAAATATGAAAACTAATGCGATCATAATAAAACCAAAATTGATAAAAATATTGGTAAATTGATCAAAAATAATAATTTTTTCGCTATTTTGGCCATAGATCATCATAATTAGTTATAATAATTAATTATGATGCACAATTTTAAATCATTTAGATTCCGAATACACCCAAAATATGTATTTGGCATGGTTCGCTTATTAGATTTTGAAGATTATATTTAACAAAATGATTATCTTTGGTGGGTAATTGGATAATTTTTTCATTAGCCATTATTGCCCTAACAATTGCGCCAGTTTCTTTAGGAGCATGATTTCCACAATCTATGGTAATATGTGTTGATTTATCATCATGGATAGGATATTCGGGAATAGCAAATGTATAAGTATTTTTGGAATTATCCGATGATACTTTAATATATTGGCCCGCAACAATACTAGGATAAAATTTTGATATTTTTTCAAATTCTGCTGATGAATAATCTAAATTTTGACTGGTACTGAATCCCATAGTAATATGCCCAATAATATTATCATTGACCAGTGTTAGTATTCGTATTTGACTGAATTTATTATAGGACATATTGGTTGTAGGAATTATATGGGCCAAAATTTGATTAAAATCGAAATCGGATTGGATACCGTAATTATTGCTTGTAATATATGGATAACCAAAAATATAATCGGCATCAGCAATTAATTTCAAAGCAAATTTATAATTATCGCTTGATTTTTTCGCTATAAAATCGGCAAAATTATTTAGGGCTGCTTCTGGTGTGTCTTTTTTGGTAACAATTTTGCGATCAATTTTCCATTCTGCCAGATTGACACGACGTACGACGGCTTGTTTGACTAAATCATTATTATTGTACGATAATTGTGGATCGTAATTTTTGTTTAAAAGTGTGATATTATCAAAATTACCTGACACACACAGAATTATTCGGCATACAATTCCTAAAGTTTTATATATTTGGCTTCGGAGTATGGATGATTGATTTTTATCGGATGAAAAAAGTATTCCTCCACCAGCTGAAATTATCGGTATTTTTTTAGACATAAGTGCTTGAATTATTTTCCATCTTGAGTAATCATTTCTTTCTTTTCCTAATTTCATAGTAATATCCTTTCCCAAATCCAATGTATCACCATCTATTACGACAAATAATGGATTCTTATTTGATAATTCACTGGCAAAAGTTGTTTTACCTGATCCAATTGGTCCAACGCAAATAATAATTGTCCCATTTGTTAGTGTTACCAATTGTTTATCAAATATTTCTTGAATATTATCAGAATGTTGCTGTTCCATAATTTTATCAGCTATTTCAATATGGATTCCGACCTGTTTATTGTCTGGAATATATTCTTTGGATAGCATTTCTTGGTACATCATAAAACATTCCAATGCAAAATTACGCCAATATTTTGCCCCTTTTTCAGAAACACACCATCCATCAATAAACTTTTGAATATGATTTTTAAGTGTGTATCCAAAAACAAAATTATCGAAAACTTCTCTTAAAAGCAATGTCCTAATAGTATACGGTGCAAATTTATATTTTTTAATGATAACATTCTGGTTTGTACTGTTCGTAATCCCGCAAGGGGTATCATATAATTTAATAACTAAACCCTCTAAACAATTTCCGATTATATCTGAATGTTTAATTGTGCCTTTAGTAATCGTAGTATATTTATCAAAATTCTTGACCATTTTTTCTAGATTATCGTCTGTCATAAAATCTCGTTCTATGGATAATTGTTTAATAAATTCTTTTGCAGCGGAGCCATCATTAATATAAACTGCCGAATCACACGGTAACCGATATTTTGTACAAAAATCTACCAACATCTTATTATCATAAAATTGGACAAATTCGGTTTCTTGCTCTTTTTGGGACAATGGTAAATCGTATAAATGACCGCTGCCAATTGCCGTTACTACTGGACTTTCAGATAGTACTCGTGATCCGTGTACTTGATCATTTTTGGATATCATCTCGGCACAAATATGTAATCTTTTTTCAAGCATTATATTAACCACTTCATCTGTAATAAATGGTTCAAACAGTCTCCTAGCATCTTGGACAAAAGGTGATTCAGATGTTGCGGAATTTTTACTGGTTACTGTCCAGTATTTGTTATTGTTTATTTCAAAAATAAGAAGTTGTCCCAAAAATCCACTCCATTTTTTAAAAAATTCCAAACCAGTAACATTATTAAACTCTGATAGGTCATCAGGTAATTGGCGCTCATCATTTGAAAATTTAGGATAAAAACCGAAATACTGCATTCGTTTTTTGGGTTGCCAAATGATTGGGAAACCTCTTGGAAAACCGCATTCATTGGCTAACCTGATAAGAACACCATCATTTACACCAACAATGATAACTAAATAAATAGACTCCAATCCAATTGCTTTATGGAATACTGGACGAACCAAACCTTTTGAACTTTTAATGATAGCACCAAGTTTCATACCGGTTGCCTCAGATAAAAATTGGTCTTGTAGTTTGTTATCTGGGGTAAATTGTTCAAATCCCAAATAAGTAACATTACAATTCATCATTGAATATATATGTATATGTATAATAATAGTATTGTTATTATTATACATATTACCGTAACTAATTTTACTTCAATTTTTTATGATATATTATATCGTTAGTTTTGAAATTCAGCAAATTTATTACGAAATTCAGCAATTTCCATGCGAAGTTCAATAATTTCTTTGCGATTTTTAATTAATTCATTTAGTAGCATTGGAACGAGTAAATGGTACTGCACTGTTTCTATTTCATTATTTTCATTTTTAACAACAATTTCTGGCATTATTTCTTCTACCTGTTCTGCAATTAAACCGTATGAGTGCATATTATTTTCAATATAATCAAATTCAACAGGGTTTAATCCATATATTCGGTTACTAATATTCATTGGTTGAATATTCTTTTTATAACGAATAGATGATGGTACTGTTCCCAATTGTCCATTCGCATCAACTAAAATATTTGTACCAGGACCAACTATAGATGCACCATTAATACCTGAAATAAAACATTTTACCATGCCATTTCCTAATCTCATCGTGTTAGAATCACCAGCTAAACCTTGGTTACCAATCATGACATTATTTCCATCAGTACCTGTTAAATTTTGACCCGCTTCATTTCCTAAAGCGATATTAAATTGTCCAGTACCCACATTAAACAATGCATTTGGCCCAACTGCGGTATTATTAGTACTTGTCGCATTGAATAAAGCATTCACACCAATTCCGACATTTTGTCCACCATCAGTATTTACACGTAATGCATTAAATCCAACAGCAGTATTAAATTCCCCACTTGTATTCGCGACAAGTGCTGATCCGCCAATTGCTACATTATTAGCACCAATTGTATTATTTTGTAAAGCCATTATTCCCAATGCAGTATTATTAGAACCGGTGGTATTATTTTGTGCAGCGAATGCTCCTACAATACTATTATTAGCACCTGTTGTATTATTTTGCAAAGCGGATGTTCCAATAATAGTATTGTTTAGGGATTGCCCATTTATAATTGTATTAGTTATGCTTCCGTCTGTTATAGTTGGATTATTTAGAGTTGCATTATTAATATCGGCCATAAATTCTACATCACCTGTAAATGATACTGTTGGTGATACGGCGGGAAATATTGGTGGATTCAAAATAACTACATCTACTAATGTAATTCCACTGGAATCGGTTGTTTGTAATCTGACCTTACCACCGCGTGTCGTATTCAAAGTTCCCCCTAAACCACCAGCTATAATAAAATCGCCTCCATCCGTATTATTAGTTCCACCGGTACCATGTATTATTCCGGTCATAGGAGTATCACTAACAACACCATTCGCAATATACATATCAGTCAATGGAGTACTATCAGATCCCATTATGATTTGATTATCCGCGGTAGATGTAGCCAATTCGCCAATAGCTACTGATGTGTGTAATGCTTTTGCTTGATAACCATGAGCAATAGATCTGGGAGCAGTTGCTGAAGCTTCACAGCCATGCGCAATGGAAAAATTCCCAATAGCCTTACTTTTACAACCAATAGCAATCGTAGGATCACCACTAGCAGAGCTATCTGCACCTATGGCAATATTTCCATCATTACTGGCATTTGCATTGGCCCCATGCGCAATTGATCTGGGAGCAGTAGCAGTTGTACCGCATCCATGAGCAATGGCAAAATCTCCAATGGATTTGGTGCCACAACCAATAGCTAATGATTGCGTTCCCGAAGCAACACTATCTTTACCGATGGCAATACCCAAATCACCGGATGCGGCACTATCCGCACCAATGGCTATATTTTCATCTTTACTAGCGGTTGCATTATAACCAATTGAAACAATACTAGCTGGTGCGACAGAATTATTCGTTATTTGGAGAATTGGTGTACCAGTTACACCATCTAATCCCATGATAGAATTTTGATCAAGAATTAAAACGGGTATTGGTAAAATTGGAATAATTGAGATTGTTCCTGGTAAATCAATTCCAACAATTCTTTTATTTGGACCAGATAAAAGTAATTGTGTTGTCTGTAAATCTTTTTCGGCAATTAAAGCTCCAGTAATATATGCATTCCCATCAACCGTGAATATATTTGGTCCATTAATATCGGGAGGTGCAGGTATAGTTCCGCCAATAATAACAGAATCCGTTGTGACTGTTGGAAAAATTGTACCATTAGGTGTTCTTGTAAAAGGTCCAGGTGCACCAGGACGTCCACGTGGACCTTCTGGACCAGCAGGACATTGATTAAATAATTCTTGCATTTCACAAATAATTCTTGCATGTAATTTTTGTATAGCACGATTAATATATTCGATATTCGCTTTGTTTGCTTGAATAATATCTTTTGGATTATTAGTTTGAATAGCATCTTTCGAATTATTCGAAATATAACCGGACATTTTATATAAGTTCATAATATAATATTTATTATGGGTGCAAATATACACTCCTAATAAATATTTTGTTTTAATTAAAAAAATATAAATTTAAACATTAACGCTCAACCTGAATGTTCCAGGATTATTCAAAAATTTACCTGCTCTAATAGCAACATTAGCTTGGTTAGTACCTGTAGTAGTAGCGAATTGTGTTTCATAACCAACACCACACGCAAATAATTGTGTCGCTAAAACAGCAACACGTGTATTTAAATTTTCATGAATGGTACCATTTTTCCAATTTTCATAAGTATTGGTATTTTTTTCCAAAGGATTGATACCTTTAGCAGTATCATATATCACAACACCATTAGATTGCGAAACGGTAATTCTAGGGCTTGGAGTTCCCAAAGGTGTACCAAAAATATTAACAATTTGTATCAATAAACTATTATATGCAGCAGCGTTATTTGCATTTATCATATTTCGCAATGCAACTTCCAAACTATTGTCAAGAATTCCATTGTATAATTGTGCATAAAGTCTTTCGTAAACAGGATTTTCAAAAAGACATACAGGTGGTTGGACATTAAGTTTTATTTTACCATGATTACAAATACGATACGGTTCATCACACTGGGATAGATTTCTGGTATCATTACAATTCTTTTCGCATTTATATATTGGTTTAATGATTGGTTTAATACAATTACATTTTGATTTACCACAATCACATGCAGGTTTGGCACAACTACATTTTAGTTTACCACAATCACATGCGGGTTTAACATAACTACATTTTAGTTTGTTACAACCACATTTTGATTTTTTGTCGTAATTTTTTTCTAGATCATAGAATTCACTTTTGTATAATTTGCATTTTTTGGCTTCGTGTAGACTCATTTTTACTATAATAATAATAGATTAAATTATAGTTACTGGAGGTATTTTACCACCATTAAAAAATTAATTAATACACATTAATTAATTTTTTTATCATAGAATACTATTATTTAAAAATGATTGGGTTTGGGTTGTTTGTGTTGGTCGTATCGATTCAGTTTTTTTTATGCCAGGTTTTGTATTATCATTATTTACATTGTCCTTCGAGAGCAGCGAATGCTCTCTCGGAGGCAAGGCTATCTGTTTCACAGAAGATTCCACCACTAATGATCCTTCATTTAAACCTTTATCGTAAATATGTCTAATTTGGCTACTAATATCCTCGACGTTATCATTAGTGATATTTTCAGTATCGGAACATAAATAAAATTGAACTGTAAGACGAATTGGTTTGCCAGTATCACGAACCAATTTATAGGTTTCGCCAGAATTTTTTTCAATTCCTTTGAATTGGCCTTTTTTATCACCCAATGTTAAAATAGCTCTTTCCATACCACGATCGGTGCGGCTATTCATCATTGATTCATTTCTTCCACCAAATCTATCTCTTCCACTAGATTCATCATATCGACAATCAACAAACCTAGGATATCGTCTCTCAAATATTTTCAGTGGAATTTGAAAAATATAAATACCATTTAGAGATTTTTCCTCAGATGTCATATCTCCATCGGTAGCAATTCCTTGACTGACACGATAATCACATAAGCGTTCGGCCTTAAATAAACGATTTGTTCCATTGAAATTAAAATAAAGCACGGAATTTCCACGACATACAACTTGGGCAGAAGTACCGTAAGCAGTAGCCATAATCACTAAAACAGCGGGTTCAGATCCTGATTGATAATTATAAAGATCAACCGCAAACTCAATTTTATTATTATCCACTGGCAAAATACAGGCTTGGGCTGATGTTAAAATATGTTGGTCTCTATCATCATACAAATTAATATTATTGACTTTATCACCACAATAACAATGCAAATTTTCCAAATATTCTTTGATAGTGATTTTTTTTAATTCAGAATCATTTTCGTTACCAACAACCAACATTGGTAATTTATCAGTTGGAAGATCAATTGTTGTATCTGTAAAATTATGCGTGCGAATAATTGGCATACGTGTCGAACCAACTTTTAAAGTCATATCTGTAATATTATCACCCATACAACTATTAGTATATCGGCTGGTATCATCCCAAGCAACTTTGCAAATATTCAAATTTTTGGCCGCCAGTTTAGATTTAGCATCACGATTGGATGCCAGTGAAGCAACACGATCAGTTAGATTATATTTATGATCTTTTTTGGATGAACCGAAATACATTTTTATTATGATAAAATATGTTATGAATATTTTTATCATATAATTCGGAAAAAAATTCAATTTTTTAATAATTTAACCATTAAATTATTTTTTATTGAAGCAGAAAATTTATAATTTTGTAAACCGCACCTTTAAAAAATATGTAAATACATGCATACGCATATATTTTTAGAGAGCCGCGATACCAGATGGTCTAATAAAATATAGAGAACAATCATTGCCATATTTTTTTTTGTGTCCAAAAAAGCCCAATCCCAAACCACATACGAATCCTAAACTCAATACCAAACCATTATATACCAAATCCATTGTTGATTTTAATAATAAATATTATTAAAATTGAGTATGTTTCTTAATTAATATTTCAATTTTTTAAATAATATTAGATCATAATACAATTTCATTCTTTAAATATAATAATAAATTATTACTAGTTTGATTTCAATTTTCTATCATAATATATATATATATAAATGTCTTGTTGTAAATGTTCTTTTGGACCATCTGCTCAAAATGCCAGATTTTCATGTCGTAGCCCAGGTAATGGTGGATATAGGTATATTAGACACAAAAATAAAATGCCAACTGCTACTTGGCATGTTCGTGCTCAAAGACCAACATTATTTTCATACAAAACAGATGGTTCGTATGCTGGAAGGAATCGCGGTATGTGTTATTAATATCTAGTATACATTTGGGAATTGCACCAAATGCTCGTAAGTTTACGACAACCAATGCCATATTAATAATATTATTTGTTTAATATGATGAACTCAGACGACGGAAACAATATGTATAGAAATCGCGGGTATTTTCCATATAGTATGGTTGGTGGACCTTATGGAATGGTTGCTTCTAGGAATGCTAGATTCGAAAATCTTTCTAGGTGGCAAACATTACCAAGATATCGATCAGTTTATCGTACATCTGTGCCTCGTGATTATTATGGTGTCGGTAGAAGATATGGAGCGTATCGAAATTGAATACAAAAATTTGAAATTGATTTTTATTGAGTATATGTGTATGCCAAATATACTCAACAAAAATTTGAAATTGATTTTTATTGAGTATATGTGTATGCCAAATATACTCAACAAAAATTTGAAATTGATTTTTATTGGGTATATGCGCATGCCGAATATATAATTACAGCAACATGAATCAAAAAATAGTAAGACAATTATATCGTTTTTGTACAACCGCTAAAACTATTTGTTTACCTGTGACTATTAAATCCGATATTGATTATCTACACAGCTTAGTTAATGAATTATTAGTTATTGATAATATAAATCAAACATGTGAACAAAACCATAAAAGAATTGTTATCAATGAACAAATCGAAAAAAATATGATGCAACTCATTATTAAAATTTCTGACCAACAATTACCAAACTATTTAGTGATGATATTTGGTGATTTAATGGTATCATGTATTGATAATGGTATGTTCGCGGATATCAACATAGATGAATTTTCCGCTATATTTGATAAAATGAACATAATGCCAAATCCATTACCTGTAAATCCAGAAAATTTGCATGAAACATTTGACAAAATGAATCTATAAAATGGAACACGCAATATTTTTTAATTTTTTATTAATAATAAATAATTAAATATTTTTTTCCATTTGAACCTTTTTTTCTATTGGAGATGTTTCATACACAGAAAATCCCATCCCATACCAAAAATTAATTCTTCTGGTAGCATACGATCCTTCAATACTAACAGTTATGATTATTCTGGTATAATCATTCATTTTAAAATATTTTTCAAGAAAAGTATACAATGGTGTACCAAATCCTTTATTAGCGCAAAACCAAACAATTTTTGTTTCTAAATTTTCTAATGGTTCGTATTGAGTATAACCCTCTAAGACGTTGTCCACTTTAATGCCAATTAATAAACCACGATTATCGGTTATTTTTTGTCGAGTTGAATTTTTATCTGAATCCGAATCCAAATATTTTTTATCCAATACCAATATTCCATCAACGTCTTTCTCCCCCAAAGTATAAAAGACGACTTTTTTTCCGTCAACCGTATGCTCTTCATAAACAATATTCCTAACACCGCATACTCCTTCACTATCGCAAACTTTTTGTCTGTCAATAATGTTAACCTCAACCACACGCCGTTCTGGTAGCTCAATATTATCAATAACAATATCCGATGTTTCAGATGTATCCGTTTCACTTGATGTTAAAGGATCCTGGAATAATGTATCACCACCTCTTTGATTCTCGGATTTGGATCGATTGTTGGATGATTGACGAATTGGTGATTTACGAAATGGCTCATACATTTTTTTCATAAATTCGACATCCCGTGAAAAAATTTCTTTATTTTCCGGTATGTATTGGAAATTCCGTAAAAGATTTAACCTTTGCGAAACAGGCAATATACCGTATTTTTGACTAGCTTTTCGAAGAGCACGTCTTCTCTCGTTTGTTGGTTTGTGAATACCATAACCAAAATTAGTTAAATGAATTTTATCTCCTGGTTTTGGCAATGTTTTTGGTCCCTTTCCCGGTTTACCAACATCACGAATACAAGTTGGCGGAACATTCGTTGCGGGAACAACTACTCCGTCTTTTCTTTGATATTCTTTCCTTTTAAATCCTTTTTTTTTTATTTCACCCGGCCCACAATTATTTGATTTTTTGGACATAGTTTTATAACATTAACTTAGATTTATATTTGTTGAATAGTGTATTTTAATATAAAAAAAATATCCACTATTAGGCTTATAGGTTTACTATGAATAGAACATCAACAGACATACTTAATGATTTAAAAATTATTTTCCCAGAAATAATACCAGTAATCAATCAAATTATTAGAAAAATCACCAACAGATTAAAAAATTAGAAATCCAAAATAATAAATTGCAAAGAAAACTCAATGATGAGGAGGAAAAACATAATTTATTAAAAGGTGAGGTACTATCCATTCGAAAAGAAACAGAATCAATCAAAACAGATTTGGAACTACTAATAAAAAATAAATAATAATTATTTTTTATTAACATTGAATATCGGTCAAATTTTTAAATTTATTAGAATCAAAAATTTCCATTAAATATTCATAACTTATAAGCTCGTCATCAAGTTCATAAAATGAATAATCTGTAAAAATTATTTTCATCATATTATAATCTAATTTATCTGGACTTATTTTATTTTTAGATAAATAATGATAAATACAACTATCAATATATTCCTCAAAATCGACTAAATCATTTTTTGGTTGTGGTTCTCTTGCTTTACAATATAATTTTTTATTAAAATTACTTTTGAAATGGTTCACAAAATATTGATCCAATTGTTTTATACTGGTGACTTTATAGTCAAAATATTGTGGATCATTATAATTAAAACATTTATTAGCAGGCATCCCATATGTACGAAACGTTATGCGGATATACTTCGTCATTTTTATTTATCAATAATAGGTCTTTTTTTAGGTATAGTAGGTCATTTTTGTTTCAATATTTTAATTATTTATGAAAAATTGAAAAAAAAACTGGCCCGAGTTCTCTATTATGGTTTAGAGACTAAGTGAAACTAATTATTTAGTAGACCAATTTAATAAAATCAAATGCAATTATCAGATTCAAACAGGCTCTCGAATAACAAACTTAACGAAATTATTCAAAATTCCATGATAACTATCGTTTATTGCGATACCGGATTTGATAAAATTATTAGTATTCCGCACTATTTATCAAAAAATAAATATATCAAAGGAAATATTTTTTGTTCATTACCAGCAACCACAACTACAATTTCAGCTTACAACTACCAATCACAATTATGCGACAATTATGGTAAAAATATTGTTGGTTATGCTCATGATCACAGCATAAATTATAATTATCATACCAAAATAGTTTATTGTACAACAACGCATTTAGTGGATAAATTATTGAGAACGGTTTCAAATATTTCAAAGGAAACACGCCAATTTTATAAACCATGGTTTTGTTCTGTTTTAATTTTGGATGAATTTCATTCCAGAACAAAAGAATCAGATATTTGCCTTTGTTTGTGGATATCTGCGTATAATGCATGGAAAGAAAATCCAAATTTACCAAAACCTCCCAAATTAGTTATAATGTCGGCAATATTAAATGATAATATGACAGAATTGCTCCCAACAAAACCATCTATTTTTTCCTATGGTAGTATGGATCCGTACCCAATAACAACAGTATATGATTATGAATCAAAACTTTTTCAGACTGATTCTGAAAATAGATACATACGTGCTGCCGATTTAGCATGCGACTATCATCTCGATAATTATAATGGCACCTCTTTTGATGATGCAGCGGCATCATCGAAAAGGAGTAGTCCCACAAGGGGTACATATTTGATATTTGTTCCCGGAAAGCAAGAAATAGATTTTGTTGCTAGAATCCTAAAAAGGAAATTAGGAAATGATGTAGTAATATCATCTGTTTATGATGGTCTTTTATTTAATAATTTAATTAAACTATATGAGCCTGTTCTCGATAAACGAAATATTATTATTGCTACAAATATAATGGAGTATTCGATTGTTATTGAAAATATATCTCTCGTGATTGATACGCTAACATACCAAAAAACAACATTTGGATTGGACAAAAATATCCGTACAAATCTGCAATGGATATCTAAATCTAGATCCAATCAAAGAAAAAATCGAACAGGTAAAACATGTGCTGGTATTTATATTATAATGCAAAGTGAAGAAGTATTTTCGCGTTTAGCAGAAGATATTTTACCAGAAATTGAACATTTTTCTGTTGGTTATGATATTCTAAGAATGATGAAATTTGGTTTGGATCCGATAACCATTTTTTCGCCCATAATGCCTATTCACAAAATAGAAACATATGTTGGTCATTTTAAAAATTTAGGATTTATTGATACACCAACTAATCGTATTAATGATATTAGTAATTTTTGCCCTGAATTTCCACTCAGTATCAGAAAATCAGCAATGCTTTACCATTTATCCCAGTCCCATGATCCGTGTATATTTTTGCATTTGGCTGTTATTTGTACATTAGATTGCTATGGTAATGGTCTTTTTATTTGGCCCAAAAAAAATACAAATGAGGATAGTTTTTCATATATCATAAGAAGTGATGATGTTATGCAAAAATTTGAAGATAATTTCGCGGGATACTCGGATGTGGATACTATTTTTAATATATGGATTATGATTTGCGAACAAATTAATCCTTTTTATATTACGGACCTTAAAAATTTTTGTCGGAAAAATCAACTTAATTTCGGCCGTTTAAAAGATGCCGTTTATTTATTAAAACAATGCATTCATGTTTGTAATAAAATAGGTTTTCATATTTATCCTACAAAAATCAATCCTGCTACCGGTCATACCACGCACGATTTTGGAAAAATTATTCCACCCAATAAAAAAATTCTTGGTATGACATTTTATAATTTGCTCACATTAACACATCAGGATTATGCCGTTACAATTAGCTATAATCTACGTAAAGAACCAATTGCTAATTATGATGGTGTTATACATAAAATAGATAATAAGTCAATTCATTTAATGAATACTGGAGATAACATCGGAAAAATATATTATGCCCTTATTAGGAGTCAGCGAACAACGGAAAAAGGAATTATAAAAATAATAAATGTACTTCATGGCATTTCCTCCAATGATGAAATAGAAGACGATGATGATAATCGAAGTATATTTTTTTCATCCGATGCTGAATCGGATACAGAATCCATAACATAAAATAAAAATCCAAAAATATAATTAGATAAAATTTTATCTAATTATATTTTTTTTTATGAAACTCCAAGGTTTAAACAGGATACGTTGCATCGATATTATTATATGATTTGTCGCAAGATTTTCTTATCAATAATCTTACGATATCATAGATAAACACTATGATAAAAAAAGTAGCCAACAATACACCAATTATTGTTATCGTGCTTATGCTGCCGGTTGCTAAACATCCACCACACAAATGTTCTATTGTTTTGTATGAACAAAGAGCATCAGATGTTCCATTTATTTTATCATTTTTACAAAACCAATAATCGCATTCACCAGTTACAAAATTATAATTTCGATCGAATACATATCCGGATGCAATACCAATACCAGTTATTGTGCAATAAAGTGTTGCAAATATACACAATATTAAAATTACTTGTTTGAATTTTAATTGGGGCGCTTCCATAACGATGTATTTTATCTAATTGTATTATTATGCAACACACAAAATAATCAAAATTCAATTTTTATAAATTATTCTCAATATCTTTATTTTGTTTCTTTTTTTCGTCATAATCTGATTTGATATCCATACAATTTTGGCAACACCAATACATTACAAAACAAAAAAAATATAATAAAATGATTAACGCTACAATTACAATTATAATTACAAGACTAATAAGCATTCCCATAAACCCAACGAGTGCACAACCACCATATAATTTAGAATTGTCATCAAAAGAGCATGCCGCCTCATTTTTTATATTATCCCTGGAACAAAACCAACCACTACCACATTCTCCTGTATTAAAATTGTAATCCGCATCAAATATATAACATGACAAAATACCCATACCGATTAGTAACCAATACATGATAACCAAAAAAATAATTATCAATATGATTGATAATATAATCAAACATGTCATCAATGGTTTACTATTAATGTTAATTTTTGATAATTTTAATTTATCCAGCATTATGTTAAATTGTTTTTGTTAATACCGGCAAATAATGTAATAATAATGAAATGATATAATTATTTACAATCAATTTTTTTGTACCATCAGCTTTAAAAAAATTGAAAAATCAATCATTTCGGATCCGCTATCAAGTATTTAATTATTATTATTGTGAAAATAATTCTTCGCAAAAAATGAAAAATCAACGTCTAATTGATAAATTAGAAAGAAAACGTATATTCCGTGACCACGCTATAATATCAGTCAATCCTCCAGAAGATTTAATTGGCGAACAAAATGAAAATAAATACAAATGCAAACGAATTATTAAAACAATCAAAAATGTGTGCACTAAACGAAATATACATTGTGGCATCTGTGCTATTTTTTGTACTTTTGCTTGTTTTGCCATTTTAGCAGGTACTGGATGCGCATTATTTTGGGGTTACTGCATGGTTTATGATGGTAATTATGATAGCTGTTGGTGCGATAAATATACACATCAATCAAATGATATGCAAACATGCTATATTGATATTAATCAAACAACTAATATTATGATGTGTTTAACCAGTGATGGATATTGGACCTGTACTGAGAGAACTAATACTTGTCCAATTCCACAAAAAATCCGATAATTACAGGTGGTTGGACAAATTGTACATTTATTAAATCCGATACTATTAGAAAAGATGTACCCACTTGTGATAATTCCGCTTTTGGTACAGAAATATGCTTTCCAGCTAGTAATACTTGTTGTTGGTATGCCAATGATAAACAACCGTGGTGGTGGTAAATTTAGAGAGACAAGGTAAAATATAAGATTATTTAATTTTATTTTATTGAATAAAATTGAAAAATTGAAAAATTTAATGATTCAATGATGATAATATATTTAATGTGTTATATAATAAGAAATGTCTACCGAGTGCTTTGGTATTTTTTTGTTTAAGGACAATAATGAAAAATTTATCACTAATTTATCCGTGTTTAATTATTTTATAAGATCCAATATTAAAAAATTTATGTATGCGTCAGCAAAAGAAATTATTGATAGAACCAAAACAGATAGTATTATTGATTTGGAAATTGAATATGATAAACCATTTTTTTTGGTTGGTATAAAAAATAAACAAAATTGTTGTCTAATATTTACTACTGAAGATCAACCACATAACCATTTGATATCATTATCGCAATATATTTTGCTGCACGGACTTTCTGATAATATAAATGAAAATTTTGATCATATCAAAACAGAATTAAAATGCAAAAAAATTTTAAAAGGTTTGGAAGATGCCAAATTTGAACTTATTAATGATATTGAATTAATAATGGAAAGAGGCGAAAAATTAGATGATTTAATTATCAAAACAGAATATTTGGATAAGGAAGGCAAACGATTTTATGACAAAACCAAAAAAATGAACAAATGTTGCTATCTATTTTAAATAATTTATTATCATTTGTTAATGATAATAAATTATTAGTGGTAATTAATTTAATCACAAGACAAATAAGGAAAAATATTAAACAAATTATTATTAATTGCAAATTCCATTAAACACGGATTACTTGTATCCGCACCATTTTCATACAATAATTTTATTAATTCAATATTGGCATTTTTTACAGCTTCAATCACAGCCCGGCCACCTTGTGCATCAACGTCGCATCCCGATTCTAATAAATATTTAACCATATCATAATTATTTGTTTTACAAGCAATGATCAATGCATAATCATGGATAAAATTAATATTTACTCCAAATGCTATTAATAATTTAGTAGTAGGCAAATGCCCATTTTTTACGGATGAAATAAATGCATCATTAAAACATAATTGTGTATCTTTATTATGGGGCAAATACATAATAAATATTTTAATTATTTCAATGTGCCCTTTGTTTGCAGCAATATTGAGTAATTTAATATGTTTATTGATATCAATTCCCGCATCCAAATATAAAAAAACCAAAAATTTATGTCCACATATTACCGCTAATTCGAAAACTTTATCATTGTCCGCATAAGGATCGGCTCCCAAAGCAAGCAAACGGAAAATAACTTCGTTGTTTTTTTCGATTGTGTAATACTGTAAAAGTTTATTTTTAAATTCTTGACTGTCATTATATTTTAACAAGTCTTCTGTTTGTTTAATAGTACTAGGAATTTGGTTACCATATCTATAATTGGTGTAATAATTAATACATTCTTTTATTGTGCGATCGTTATTTTCATCAGCAACGAAAATAAATTGAAAAATATAATCATCCATTGATAATATTGTTGTTATTATAATTATTACTAATAGTAACAGCCTAAAAATGTTTGAATTATCAATTTTTTTTAATTAAAATAAAAATTTGAAAAATAATTAGATTATCCTGTCTATTGTATTACAATAAACAATATTGTTTGTACTCAAAAATGAAACCAGTACAAATATTGTTGTGTATACTACTAATAATATTTATACCAAT